CGTCAGGAAAGCGAAGACATTGGAGCAATCTACGGAACTGGCAGCAACTGCTATACCATAGAAGGAAACTTTTTACTGTACGGCAAAGGGGCAGATGATCTGGCTGCGGTTGCTGCAAATGTATACGGCATGATTAGCGGACGGATGTACATCCCATTTAACTGTGAGCTTAAGGGTCTGCCGTATATCGGCGTAGGAAATGCCGTGTATTTTGCGTATGGATCCGAGTCGATTGTATCATACGTCATGAACCGGACATTGAAAGGAACTTATGCTTTAAAAGATTCCTATAGTGCTGAGGGCGAAGAAATCCGGAGCGTACAGAATAATGTCAATAAAGATATTATTCTGTTAAAAGGTAAAGCCGCCTACCTCAAGAAAAATGTTGACGAGGTATCCGCAAACCTGGTTGATCTGGAGAAGCGGACCGAATCCAAGCTTACAATTACCGCGGATAAAATCGAAGCCGAGGTCAAGAGGGCATCAGAGGCAGAAGGAAATCTCTCTTCGCTGATTTCGCAGACTGCAGAGAGCATTACCATGACGGTCAAAAAGGGTGAGGTGTCGGCGCAGCTGTCTATTGAGAGCGGCGGCATTGATATTAAAGGCAACCGATTCAGCTGGACGGCAACGAACTCATCATTAACCGCAGATGGTACACTGACTGTCAATCAGGGACTTTTTAAGGCCTCCATTGATATTGGTAATGGTCAGTTTACCGTTGATTCAAGCGGAAAAGTTGTGGCGAAGTCCATTGAGGTCGGTACATCATCTTCACGTGCCACGTTGTACGGCTCCACGGTCCTTGCCACGAACTTTTCCTGCAACAGTAGTTTTACGGTCGACTGTTATGCCAATATGGCCGATATTGGCGGTAATACAATCAGTTGCGGCACCTTGCGGGCCAATCATATCTACGGGTCCATGGATGACTATTCAGACCGGCGTCTGAAACAGAATATCCATCCTGTGGATGCGGAGACAGCGCTCAAAATCATCAAGCAGCTGAAACCAGTATCCTACAGCATGAAGCGGTACGAGCGGGACGGCATTGGTTTTGTGGCGCAAGATGTCCGGAAGATCTGCTGGAAACAGGGAATAGACTTGCCATTGTATGGAAAACAGGGCAAGTACCTGACCATCCCATATACCCATTACATCCCGCTCCTGGTAGCGGCGGTGCAGAATCAGCAGAAGGAGATAGATCAGCTTAAGCGCCTGATCAGGAAGGAGACATATGTATAAATTACCGACAGGGCAGCGGGATTCGCTGCTCTATATTTTTGATCACCTTACAGTAACAGGACCGGATCAGGCGGCGCTGCTGAGCAATGCTGCAGTGATTGTGCGGGGACTGGAGGAAAGCGAGGAAAAAGAAGATGACGTTAAGTAGCTTTGCTGCCTATATAAAGCAGCTTTGGAGAAACAAGCCGGACACCAGCACCCCTGTGACAGCGGAGCGCCTGGCCCACATGGAAGAAGGTATCAAGGGGAACAGTGATGCCATTGAAGAGATTGCAGCCGCGGTGGTAAGCCAGATTATCAATGATCCGGATAAGATTGCGAGTATGGCAGCGGTGTATGCAGTGAACCAGAAGGTGGCAACGCTGGACGGCAAGGTAGGAGATACCGCGCAGCTGCCGGATGGTGCGACGGATGTGGTAACGGCGATTGCTAAACAAAATAGTGATTTAGAAAAACCAGTAGACAACTACTATTGGACTACATTAGGTCTTGATTATCAAGGTAAACTCTGTGCGATGATCCCATTATCCATGTATACAGTGAAAAATTACACGGTAAGCTGTACACGTTTTGATGTCATTGGAGATGGAAATCAAACGGTAATAAGCATTGATATGAAAACCAACGGTTGTTATATAATCATAGACGTTGGCAACACAAACTGGATAGGACGTTCTGTTCAAATTTTATTAAAATTTACACATAAATAAATTAGCCAATTCTTACGGCAGTTAAACCACAATATGTTTTATCAGCATGAAGTATCCCAAATCCGTTTGATAATAATTTCAAGTTGACAATACCGCCATTTGAAACAGCAAAGGCATATATAGAACTTTCATACCATGAATTGATGTTTGCGTTTCGTCCATTCAAACGAGATATAATATTTCCATCAATTATTAAATCCCCACCTGCGAGGGTTGCTCCAAAGAGTAGCCATTTTCCAGTTTCTAATGAAAGAGAGCCTATGGTATACGTTTGTCCGCTTTGAGGCGTAATTGCAGTTGATAAATACGCTTCTCGTATTTCCCCTAAATATCCTAAATCACTATAACATTGAGCCAATTACAAAAAATTTGAAAATTCAAGGTCCTTCGGGGCCTTTTATTATACAAAAAATCCCAAGAAAGGAGATAGAACATTATGGAATCTATCAAAATTGGAAACAAAACATTTGAATTGGTAGCGAATGGCTACCAGCTGCAGCAGGACGGCGGTCGCATTGTCTTTCGGCCAGGCGAAGCAACCTTTGAAGAAGCTGAGGCTGTTGTATCTGCCGCAACCTCGATCATGCTCCTGGACGATGCCGGAGAACCGTTGGCATCTCGGAGAGATCTGGTATATGCCGGCCGCATGACCAGACAGTCTGATTATGTGATTGGTACAGAAAAAGAGGAGAGCGGAGCTGATGAGGATGGCAACCCAATCTACATCTACAAGGATGTGACCGGCACAGTGATGATTGCAGAGTTTCGGCTTCCGGATCTCAGAGAGGCTTATAAATCTCTGGAAGAAGAGATGACCAACGCTCAGATGGCCATTGTAGAACTCTATGAAGGAGGCGAGGCATAATGGCAAGAGTGTATGCAGATCTGGTGCGCAAGGGCAGAATTGCTCTCGATGCTGTACCGAAAAAGCTTAGAGCAGATGTTGAAAACATTTTAAACGGTGCCACCCGATAGTTGGAAGAAAGGACTACATATGAGTATCAAGCACAGAACCGAAACCCCGAACATCCCTTACGGCCCGGCAACCGGAGTACCGACTCCGGAACCGCACAATGAGGTGTTAAGCACCGGCCCGGATCACGAGTACCGCAATGACAGCACGCCGGGTACCGCAGATCATGCAGAGCCGAGACACGTGCAGGGCGGCCCTGGACATAGGGAGTGCGATCACGAGTAAAGGAGATTTATGATGGTAGCACTGATATTTCAGTACATAGCCGCACATTGGATAGAATGGCTGTTTGCGGCTATCTCCGGAGCTCTGTTCGCGGCATATCGCGGTTTATCGAAGCGATTAAAGACCGAAGTGGTAAAGAACCAGGCTATTAACGCAGCAGTACTGGCTCTGCTCCATGACCGCCTTTACCAGGCCTGCCAGTTTTACATAAGCCGTGGATACTGTACGGTGGGAGACCGGGACAACCTGGAGTACATGTTTAAACCGTACAAAGCTTTGGGTGGCAATGGAACTGGAGAGGAACTTTATAACAGATGTCTGGCCCTGGAATATGGGCCAGCAGAAAGAGAGGATTAAGATATGATGGATTTTGGCATTGCCAGCGTAGCGGCAATTACGGTGGTTTGTTATCTGGGAGGCATGGCCTGCAAGGCCTCCGCTAAAGTCAAAGATGAGGTTATTCCGGTGGTATGCGGAGTGACCGGCGGCATCCTGGGTGTAGCTGGCATGTATGTGATGCCGGAGTTTCCGGCGGCGGATGTGATCAACGCCGCGGCTATCGGCATTGTGTCTGGTCTGGCGGCAACTGGGGTACACCAGGTAGTCAAACAGGCATCCAAAAGCGCGTAGAAGGAGGTGATCCAGATATCTCCCGCCGACAGTCCGGGTGATGGCTGCCATTGCGACGTCGCAACAGGGCGGTTTCATGCCGCCCTTACATATTATAAAGAAAAGAGGATAAAATTATGAAGTTTGCAAAAGCGTTTGAACTTATGAAACAGGGAGAAAAAGTGAAGCTGCCGAGTTGGGGTGGATACTGGTACTGGGATCACGAGAAGGAAACCATCATGATTCAGTGCCGACCGCAGGATGCTGATCAGGGAGAACTCCTGGATATCAGAGAAACTCAGCGCGTGGAATACACCCTGATGAATATGCAGTCAGATGACTGGGTGATTGCCGATGAGAGTAACTGTCCGATCCTGGGTGGTACGGCAACCTTTACTTTTGGAGATGCAATTAAATATGTCAAGCGTGGTTTAAAAGTAGCACGTAAGGGCTGGAATGGGAAAGCAATGTATCTGCGTTTGATTAAACCTGGAAATGCAATGTGTGATCATTATCCGATGCAGTCATGTATCGGCTTAAAAACGGAAAAATGCGAGATGCAGCCGGGATGGGTAGCATCACAGGCAGATATGTTAGCTGATGACTGGATGATTGTAGAGTAGGAGGTGTAGGCCATGAGAGATATTACACTTTGCCATCCGCGTCTTCAGCGCATTGCATCCGCCTGGATGAAAGCCTGCGCCACCGAGGGCATCACCGTGGCCATCAGCGAAACCCTCCGCACCGCAGCGGAGCAGGATGCCCTGTATGCTCAGGGTCGGACCAAGCCGGGCAGCATCGTAACCAACGCCAAGGGCAGCAGCTACCGCTCACAGCACCAGTGGGGCATTGCTTTTGACTTTTATTTAAAGATGGACATCGACGGAGATGGTAAGATCTCTGATGATGCCTACAACGACAGCCAGGGTCACTTTGAGCGCGCTGCGGTGATTGCCCAAAAGTTGGGTCTTGCCTGGGGCGGTGACTGGAAGAGCATTGTGGACAAGCCGCACCTGTATCTTCCTGACTGGGGCAGCACACCGACTGCGCTGATCCAGAAGTACGGCACACCGGAAGAGTTTATGGCTACCTGGGTGCCGGAACAGATTAAGACCGGATGGCAGCAGGAGGACGGCGGTTGGCGGTTCTACTTCCGGGATGGTAGCGGCAAGTATGTGGTCAACGCCTGGTACAAGGATGAGGGTAAGTGGTACTGGTTTGACGGTGCCGGAATGATGGTTCATGACACCTGGTACCGCTACAATGGTGACTGGTACTATCTGGGGGCAGATGGAGCTATGGCCAAGGGCTTGCAGACTGTCAGCGGCAAATGGTATTACCTGGACAAGGACGGCCGCATGGCAACAGAGCCGGTGGTGCTCACGCCTGATCAGGACGGCGCGCTGCAGTATCCGGGTTTAAGACAGTAAAACAGATGCGCCGTAGTCAATGACAACGATTTGACTACGGCGCATAAATTACGGTATAATATGCTAGGTTGCTCAGAAAAACGAAAATGTATTCGATAACCAGTTTTGCCTTATTTTGTGCGGAAACTGAGTGATAGCATAACTTACTATATAATAAGTAGATTCACAGGTTCAAGACACCGCAAATTGCGAAACTATTGCGCTTCTGACCCGCATAAAATAAGGATTTGCAAAGATTTTTTGTAAAGCTGTTCGGCTATGTGGAGCAGTCCTTCCACCGGGTGCCGGGCACAGTCAAAGACCAGATCACGCTGTTTGATAAAAACATTTCCATGGAAGCGGTGAAGTGGGCCGCGGTTCTGACCGGCTTGGACGAGAACATTATGCAGATGGAGCACGGCTACGATACGGAGTGCACGCCGGAGCTGTTCTCCCAGGGACAATGGCAGCTGCTCTCCATCGCCCGGGCGGCAGCAGCGGACCCGGAACTTCTTCTTCTGGATGAGATCACCGCGAACCTGGATGTGGAAACCGAGCAGGCCGTCTTGAAGGCACTGAAACAGGTATCCGCGGACCGCATGGTGATCTCCATATCACATAGAACGATGGCGGAACTGGGAAGGATTATTTCCATATAA